GTGACTTTATAGCAGCTTCAGGGAGGTATCTCTCACCTGTTTTTGACGACGGCTTCCCCGACTTGGTGCGCCATTTCTGGTCACCCCAATTTTTTAGGGACTGCTGCGGTGCTTTCAATCTCTGTACCCTCCACCTGCGGCTTTGTACTTCTTGGCTACAAGCTGCGCTTTACGCGCCGACCACTGGCCTGCACCTGTACCTTGTGTAGCCGCAGCTTTCACTTGAGACACGATGCGCTTACGCAGACTTGGCTTGGTGTAGTTTCCCGCAGCGTTGACCGTACCACCTTCAGCGTACTGCGTGAAGTCAGTATCATCCCGGCGGGCTTTCTTCCTACCGCTAGGCATCTTGGATGGGTCAATGGCCCCCATGCCACGGGATGACATCACCGCATTTGTCCTCTGGTTTTGCCGCGCTGGGCAATACCATCGCCACGGCTAGATGCCGAAGACGGTTTAGATGAGGTCATGCCACCAGAGGCCATCTTCTTGACTATGCCACCTTTGGCATAACGCACCACTTTTCCATCTTTGACATACGTCTTGTTTTGAAAAACTTGTTCTGGCGGTTTGAATATGTTAGCTATGCCGGAAGGAATGTTCTGCAACGTATCTATTACAGACTGCCGTCTATTTTTCATCAGGTCAGAGTCGTAGTTCTTCTCATCAATAGCTTGTTGACGAGCCTTCTCTGCTTCAGTTGCATACTGAATATTCCTAGGCACTGCTTTAACTTGGCTGAATGCACCCATTGCCGCATTGCCGGAAGCAGCAGGAGTTGCAGGCGCTGCGCTACCCGATGGTCTGGTGGCTCTGCTTAAAGCACCCATTGATGATTGCGTACCGGGCAATGTAAATTGGCTTGGGGCTGAAGCGCTTGGGGCTGGAGCAGCAGAGACAGGAGCGCTCTCCAAAGAACGTCTACCAATCCCACCTGTGCTGCTGTCTGATTGAGCAGCAGCGGCAGCAGCGGCGGCAGCAGCTTTAGCAGCCTTGGCATCGGCAGCTTTTTGGGCAGCAAGGGCATTAGAAGCGCTATTAGAATCTTCTGCTGTTCTAAGCTTACTCACCCCAGCAGACACAGCCCCTTTGCCGCCCCCTGTTCGTTCTGGAATTACTTCATCAGCAGCAGCCTTATCAGTGAAACGGGAACCAGCAGCATCTCTGCCCATGATTCTGTTAGGGACATCGTTTTCTTGTCTGGAACGCTTGCTCATCCGAGCTTCACTCTCGCCAGCATCTTCATCGTTTGCACTACGGGATTTGCCAAGGTCTTGACTGCGGTATTCCCCAGCAGAATCATCAACTGCGCTCTTGGACTCTCCGAGCTTGCCCCTTGGCTTGGCTTCATCCTTCTTGCCAAACTTGTCATAGGCAGCAAAACCTGCCACACCAAGAGCCGCTAGGGCTGCTAAATCTTTTGCTTTCATAGGTTACTCCTTAGCAGGCCATGCCGCCCTTTTTCATCTTTACTTGGGTTGCTTTGGTCTTGCCTTTGGAGACAACACCGTCCGCGCTTTTGTGCCCAGCAGCAAGACCGCCACCAGCCATCTTCTTCATGCCGTTTTTAGCCATGTCCATGCCTTTTTTCATGGTGGGCTTGCCCATTGGAGAAGGAGCAGCGCCCTTCTTCTTAGCCATCATTGCCATAAAACCGGGATTCATTTTGGAAGCCATATCACCACCTTGTTTAAAAGTTTTGCCTTTGTCGGCGTTGCTGAAATCTTTACCCACGGACTGCGGGACTCCTGCTTTCTTGGCGAACGACGGGTTATGCGCCACCGCTTCCATGAACTTGTGCTGCTTCTTACTCGTGCTTGGCATCACTTCCTCGCTTGAATAAGCTGGTCAATTTTTGCTTCAAGCTTGTTAAAGCGTTGGTCAATGTGGTCAGTAATGCGCTGAATTTCTGTTTGAGTAACGTAATCACGGGCAATCTCCTCGCGTGTCTTGTTGAGCAAAATGCTTATCCGGTTTAGCTCTGCAAATTTTTCCTTGAGCAGAAACCCGATTATCGTTGTAGCCATTGTTAGGCCCGCAGACCATACTGTATTGAACGAGTCCATCTAGCACATCCGTCCTTTTGTCTTGCCACGTTGAGCTATGCCATCACCACGACTTGATGCACTAGAGACTACACCGCCTTTGGCGTAAGCTTTTACCTTGCCGCCCTTGGCTCTGCCAAGTTGCTTACCTAGTTTGTCATATTGAAAATTAAATTCATTTTGGGCTGAATTTGCATCGGTATAGTTTTTGAAACTATCGTTAGTCATGTTGCCGTCTGTGGATTGCCTGTTGCTCAGTTGATATCTTTTGGCGGCATTGTCAAGATTAAGACCCAAGCTGGCAAAGTTTCCATTTTTGGACAACTCCGCTGAACTTGTGTAGTCTCCCACTCTATTACCAAGAGTTGGGCCGTCACCGCCAATGCCGCTTCTGGCTGCCCCTACACCAGTGCCACCTAGTCCACTTCCAGTTCCAGCAAAGCTGTCTCCTGCACGCTCTGCACTGCCTTCTCGTGACCCGCCTCCAGCGGATGCATCACCTGTGTTTCTGCCTACATTGGCATCGCCTCTTCCTGCTGCTGCATCGGCAGCACCACTACCAGCTATACCGCTGCCTGTACCAGCGAAGCTCATGCCCGCACGGGCATCTCCGCCTGCGTCAAATCTCTTTATTTTGCGCTTGGTTGCCATGTTGTGCTCCTAGACAAATCGACCTTTGGTCTTGCCGCGCTGGGCACAGCCGTCTGCACGGGCGGATACTGAACCGCCTTTTTTGTATTCCGCTTTGCCTTTAGACTCCCGCTTTAACTCAGCATCTGACTGGCTTTTTACGGCATCAGCACCTGCCTTTCGCGCACCAGCCATCAGGGAAGGGTTACCGTATTCCATTGCTTCACGCCCGCGCTTCCCAGCCATTAAATTTTTAAGCGTACGTGAAGTGTCTGCCAAAATGCCTTCATCTTGTTGATACTTGTCCCCAGACTCACCTTTCATGTACTCACCTTGTGCTTTTGCACGGATTTCAGCCTTGTCGGGGGCTTCGTCTTGAGGTTGGTAATAAGGAGAACCGGGCTTAGTTTTGGCAATATTTTTTCTGGTTTGAGAAGCTTGTTTAGCCCGTACTGAATCCTCATAGTTTTCACGATTCATTCGGTCGTATGGGGTTTCATAAGTTGCCATGTTGTGCTCCTAGCATTTCCATCTTGCTAAGGAAGCCGCCTTGCGGGTGGGCTTGCCTTTTTCGTCTTTCATTGGCCCCGGCATACCACTCATACGGGCGCAGAACGAGTCCTTGCGCGGGCCACCTTGGGGCTGTGGAGCTTTGAGGTTGCTGCCTGTTGCAGCGTTGTACTTGGCTCTACCCTTAGCGGTCAGTCCAGCACCCTTGGAGACGGGCAGCTTCTCGCCACGACCGACCGAGAGAACCGGGCCTTTCTTCTTAGCCATAGAACACCACTGCGGTTGTAGTCGCAGAAACTACAGCAGAGATATTGGTGCTGCACTTGATGCCTTCACCGGGAAACACCATAAAGATAGACCCCGCTGCCGCTGGTGCAGTAAACGAGAACATAGCTGTACCGGCTGTTCCGTCATTCAACACAACCGTTGCGCCTGTTGAGTAGCTGATGGATATAGCCTTGATACGGGCTGGGCCAGCAAAAATGGTAGTGGTTGCGTTAGCCGCCGCTGCGCCACTCTTAACGTCTGTCTGCATCATAATCAATCTCCTGTAAAACGGGGGCCGAAGCCCCCGAGACTAATTACTGCTGAGTGGCGGTTGGGTTGGCAGAACCGTCAGAGTCACGAACGATGTACTCAACAGTGACAGTAATCGTACCGGCAGTAGCATCAGCAGTAGCCGCAGTGAACGTACCATAGACGAGCACATCACTTGTGCCGATGCTGTCATAAAGACCTGAAGTAGCCGCTGCGATAGTAGCTGGAGAAGTCTGAACCGCTGAAGTGCCGGTGTTGACCGAAGCCATGTACAAGTTGGCAGTGCCGCTGCTACCGATGGTAACGCCGCAGTTAGTCGCGCCCGTCAGGGCAACATTGACTTCAAGGCCAAAACGAACAATCTTAGCGCCAGCAGGAAGCGCGAACATCAGTTGCGCCGCAGGGCTTGCCAGAATAACCGCAGTGGGGGCCGTGTAGGTCTGGGCAACGATAGTAGCGCCCATATTGCGAACAGTTCCAGCGGTAGTGCCGGTGGTGTTTTTAACAGTGCCAAGCAGCCAAGGGCCGAGGTGAGTAGCGAATCCCATGATGAGTCCTTACATACAAGTGAAGCGCATCAATCGGTATGTCGTCTGCCGGGACAGTTTGATACGCCGGTAACCCCGGAGTGAGTGCAATATAGCATGGATTTAAACAGGATGCAATGAAAAAGGCCCCCGAAGGGGCCTCTCTCAAAGGGTTTTAACCCTTAGGCTCCGGGGGAACCAAACATACCCAGAGGGTCAGACCAGCCGAACGAATAACGCTCGCGGGCCTTGTAACGGACGTTGCCGGTATCAAAGTCGCCGTCCATGCTATTGGTCAGAGGCATACGCTCAAAGTGCTTCATACCGTTAGGTACGTCAGTGGTCAGATACCAGCCGTTAGCGTCTGTCAAGAAGTGATTGACACAGTAGCCTTCGGGGATAGAACCATTGTTCTTCAGCGCGTTGATATCGTTGTCGGTAGTGCCAACACGGAGGCTGGTTTCCAACAGACGGGTAGCAACGAACATCAGATTCACTGGGATAACCAGCTTGCGAGGCTTGGCTGCAATCAACAGACCCTTCTCATCAGTCCAGCCAGCGATTTGAATAACGGCGGCTTCCAAGGAAGTCTCGTTTAAATCGGCAGCGGTGGAAGGACGATTGCTGTTGGTTCCGCCATTCACCAGAGGGTGAGCAGTGCTGAACAACGAAACGCCATCGCCGCCAACATAAGCTGAGGAGAAACCGTTGTTGATGACAGATGCTGCTTTAACCTGCTTGGTGTAAGCCATACCACGAGCCAAGGCCTTGGTGTAGCGGGCAGACAGACTGTCGTACAGATTGTCTTCCACTGCTTCCTCGGTGATGGAGAAGCCCAGAGCGATGGTTTCGTGGTTGTAACGGGAAGTGAAGGCCTCCTGCGCATTGTCATAAGCAATGGCAGAGCCCTCATTCTTGACCGGTGCAGCACTAAAGCCAGCAAGCTTGGTTTCTTCTTCAAAGCTACGCTCCGACTTCTCGGTCTCGTAGATTTCCTTGTGCTCTTCGCCGTAGCGGGCATATTCCAGACCAAACAGAGCGTTAAGTCCGGGGAGCAACTCTTTAAGTAGCTGTGCGCGTGAGATAGCCATTTTATGTTACTCCTTATGCAATGCTGGTAGCAGCGTAATATTGATGCTGACCAAAGTTGATTTTGACCAGAATCTCTGGATACTGCATGAATACAAGCGTAGCACTTGATCCAAAAGCAGCCGCAGGGGCTTGGTTCAAAATAAACGATGTAGCACCGGCAGCGGCAGCGGTGTCAACAAAAGAACCCGCAGAAATGTAGTTTCCGCTTGAGTCCAACGAGCCAACATCAGTACCAACTGGCAGCGCAAACGGCAAAGCCGAACAGGTCACAGTAGCAGTAGAAATGCTGGTATAGGTCGCAGTTCCAAGAGACACAGAAGTGTCAGTCACCAAGCCAAGCACGCGAACGGGCAAAGACGAAGTGGTGGCAGGAGTATCACTTGGAGCCAAGATAGCATTCTTGGAGTTGCCGGTTGCAGTGCTACCTGTGTTGTTAATCATTGCCAGATTTTGACCAATCATGGCGCGAGCGCCAGAAGCAACAGCGGTAGTAGCAGAGCAAACAACACCCTTGAACACTTGGTCAGGGTCGTCAGCAACA